TTCTTTTATTTTGAATAAATAGCAAGACACAATCTGGTACAACTGGAGCTGTAGAAATTGCAGCAAACAGTACGCAAACAGTGGCTGTCGTTTTTAAAAAGCCATTCAATATCATACCGACAGTCGTGTGTACTTTGAAAAGTGGCTCAAACATTGCTACGTATGGTGATTTGACTGCGTTTGTAGATTACGCTTCTGTAACAAAAAATGGCTTTACAATAAAGCTTTCAAACGCTTGTACCACATCAGGTGCAAAACCAAGCATTTCTTGGATTGCAACCGTATCCTAAAATAACAAAAGCGTGATTTTTAACCGTATACACTCCCTATTTCATGAACCGAAATAAAGCATTTAATTTCACCTCTTTTTGAGTCATAATTGGCTTAGAAAGGGGTGTTTTTATGGAAAAAGACATTAACATGATAATCAAAAATGTTGTAAACATGATGCAAGAGGAACTGACCGAGGAACAGATGCACAAATTGGAGAATGTGCTGTATATTTCGTTCCACGGAGTTAAGCTTCAAGAGGAATGTACCTCATTGGTAACAAGTCAATCTCACTGGGATAAGATTCTCAAATTGTTCATTGCAAGTAAACGCTTGGAGAACTGCTCACAAGGTACGATTGACCGCTATGTGGACTGTGTAACCAAGCTAGTCAACTATCTCAACAAGAGATTTGAGGACATAACCACAAACGATATCCGCTACTACCTTGCTATGTATCAGGAGACAAGGAAAGTGTCTATCTCGTACATGGACACGCTTAGAAGATACTTTTCATCATTCTTTGGATGGCTTTCTGACGAGGGATTTATCAGCAAGAATCCAATGAGACGCATCAAGCACATGAAAGTGCCACAGCGCATTAAAAAGCCGTTTACATCCGCAGAGAGGGAGCATCTACGTTGCAATGCTAAGAGTCAGAGAGATGTGGCAATTATGGAATTTTTGTACTCCACAGCAGCACGTATCGGTGAGGTAACAGCTCTGAATCGTAGTGATATCGACTGGGGAAACAGGGAAGTAATCATTTACGGAGAAAAAGGAAAGAAAGAGAGAAAAGTGTATCTGACGGATGAATGCGCATATCATCTCAAGAAGTACCTTATGTCAAGGGATGATATGAATCCAGCGTTATTTGTATCAAATCGAAAACCACATAATCGAATGGGAAAGGAAGCTATATGGTCAATGCTGTCGAAACTGGGTAAAAAGACAGATATTCATGCGCATCCGCATAAGTTCCGAAGAACCCTACTCACGGATGCTGGAAGTAGAGGAATACCGCTACAAGAGATTCAGGCTTATGCCGGACACCAAAAGCCGGATACAACCATGATGTATGTAACTGTAAGTGAATCTAATGTAAAAGCATCTTTTAGAAGATACATAGCATAAAACGACTTAATTCAATATTGATTTTTTAAAAGCCATTTCTCGATGGCTTGTTTGCTATGCTCTTTTTTATTAAATTTATGTTTTACAGATATGTAAAAATGATGCATTTTTAAAAAAGTCGTGTTGGTGATGAAATAGGGAGTTGATAATTTCCATCTTATGTCAAAGTGATTTTATATTGCGTTTTTCCAAAGCAGATTATTCCAATCTTATAACTGTTAGAGGTATTATTTTTCAACGTGATCGTATTGTAATCTTTTGATATTGAAGCGGTTACAGAAGCATCGACATTGATTGGCGAAAGGTATCCATTATTAAACCAATACATTGTTTTATTTATAGCTATTAATAATGACGTATGTCTATAGTCGTTCACAGCTAAAGTAACTGTCTGATTACCTGCTACACGTGTGTCGGCTACCTTGCTATTTTACTTAACAGATTTTGTCCATATCTGAATCCGTTAATGTTGAAATCTTTGGAGAAAAAACATAAGGTTCGTTTTCTGAATAGTAAGCAAGTATTTGTATTTGTAAAAGTTGTACTGACCGTTCTACCTTAATATAAATATGCAGTACGTTGTTACTTACTTTAAATCCAACTTTCATTCCTGCATTTTGCTTATTCATATTGACAGCATCACATCTATCTATATAATTTCTAGATGCATCAACACCATATTTTACAGAATAGATGTCTTCGCCAAACGCAACTAAAAGACTGGAAATATTCCACGTCGTATAACTAAAAGTTACTATCTCGACCCATGTATTAGAACCTATTCCATGAAGTAAGGCTTTATCTGATGTTGCATTGCTATTTTATTACCAATACCAACACCGAATTTGTAAATCTCGTATTTCTGTATTAGGAGACCCGAAAACATAAGTACCACCGTTTTCGCCACGATATATATTTATTGCTGAAATTGGTGTTATTAATGAATAATAAGAGATTTCTACTATTTTTGTATAGATCGGATATTTTTCATTATCACTGACGCGATAATATCCCGATTCACCTAGACTGATAGTGCCTAAATCAATAACAATATATTGTAATTTATTGCTATTTATTCAAAATAAAAGAATGAGATATATACATTCATGTTACTTGTCGAGTTGCCACTAAGAAAACTGGTAGTTGCTTTCCAATAATTATTTTCACTACTTACAAAAGGTTTGATAATTGCGCTATTACTTCTGTAAGATACAATAATCGCTTTTCTGTCTATCTCCGTAGTTATAATGCCTTGTTTGTCTGCCAAGTATGTTTTGCTGACACTCTTTAATGCCCCCTGTTTATTGCTATTTCATCTATGACTTCAATATGGGTACAATCATTTCCCAAAAATCCAGTACACTTAAATTAAGATTGCATAAATATCATAATTAGCTGTATTAACATTAAGTCAGAACTATAAGTATTTAAGGAGAATGGTGATGGAATATGTAGGAAGAGAAGAACATACAGAATTTGCCAAACGTATCGAGGACGAGCAGCATAGACAGAATAGACGTATTGAGCTGTTAGAGGAATCTGTAAAACAGAACACAGCACTTACAGTATCTGTTGAAAAACTTGCAAATAACATGGAAAGTATGGCAAACGAACAGGCGAAACAAGGAGAGAGACTGGAAGCCTTAGAGGGCAGAGATGGAGAAATGTGGAGAACAGTAGTCAAATATGTTCTCACAGCGGCTCTCGGACTTGTGATCGGATTGGTAGCAACGCAAATTGGATTATAAGGAGAATGAACATGGAGCAGATTATCAACTATGTAAAGCCGGAACTTATTGTTGTAGCTATTGTACTGTACTTTATCGGTATGGCAATCAAGCAGTCTGAAACTATCGCAGACAAGTATATTCCTAGCATCTTAGGCATTGCTGGAATTGTGATCTGCGGTATCTACGTGATTGCAACTTGTACTCTCGGAACAGGACAGGATATCGCAATGGCACTGTTTACCGCAATCGTACAAGGAATCTTAGTGGCTGGATTAAGTAACTATGTCAACCAGTTAATCAAGCAGAGTGGAAAGGAAGAGTAATTATGACAGAGCAGACAGTAAAAGAAATTATTAAGAGTTTCGCTTACGGATTATCCGCAAAGGAAATCTCAGACAACGAAGGAACGTCATTGGAAACAATGCAGAAATTTGCAGAGGAACACGCAGCGGAGATCGAGCAGAAGAAAGCAGAGCTGAAAGAAGGTGGCTGGTATGAGTAAACTTATCATTGATGTTAGCCATCATAACGGAGTCATTAACTGGGAAAGAGTCAAGGCATCAGGTTGTGCCGGAGCTATCCTTAGATGCGGATATGGAGATGATATCGCATCACAGGACGATAAACAGTGGGTGAGAAACCTTGCAGAGTGTGAAAGACTTGGAATTCCGGTGGGAGTCTATCTGTATAGCTATGCGACTTGTGACAGACAGGCACAGAGCGAGCTTGCTCATATCTTAAGATTGATTAAAGGTCACACCTTCCAGTTACCTATTTTCCTTGATGTTGAGGAACCAGGCACACAGGGATACGCACCTAAAGCGTGTGAGATTGTCTGCGAAGGACTCAAGGCAGCTGGATATACTCCAGGAATCTACGCTTCATTGAGCTGGTTCAACAACTATCTTGGCAACGTTCGTGGAAAGTATGTTGAGTGGATGGCAAGATATAAGAATCTCCCGGAAGATACATACAATGGTCAGTATGCAATTTGGCAGTATTCCTCAGATGGACAGGTAGATGGAGTCAGTGGAAGAGTAGATGTCAACTATTGCTACATGGAGTTCGGTGGCAGTGCTACACCAGTAACACCGTCAGCACCATCTAAGCCGGTAGAGAAGAAAGACTTAGGACAGGTCGATATTACATATCAGGCTTTCACAGACAGATGGTGGCCACCAGTGGTGAATAAAATCGACTGGGCTGGCAAAGGAGATGATGTTTCGATCAAGTGGCTTGCCATTAAAGTAAGCAAAGGAAGTATCCGTTGTAGAGTATATACAAGAAAGAGCGGCTGGTTGCCATATCTTACATTCGGCAACAGCTATGATCTGAATGACAAGAAGAATGGAATCCTCGGAGATGGTTCAGAGATTCTTGCTATTGAGTTGTATTACATCACACCGGATGGATATAAGTACAAGATGGTTCACTACAGAGTTTCTGTACAGAACAACAAGAACTTCTATGCAGATCAGGTCGATACACTGAAAGCAAGTGGCATGGACGGATATGCAGGAGATAAATACAGATTCATTGACAAGTTCCAGGCTTGGATTGAGTAAAAAAGATGCCCCGGAGTATTTGACTCTGGGGCATTAATATTGCATCATCTTCTTCTATTTCCGTGTTGCATTTCGTGTTGCATAGTTTTCCAATATCGTATAATTCCTCTAACTTATAAGAATTATTCTAATATGCTAGAATCTGTGAAACCCTTGTATTTACTGGGAAAAACAAAAAAACCAGTAACCATAACGATTACTGGCTTTACAGGGGATGAGAGAATCGAACTCCCACCAAAGGTTTTGGAGACCCCTATCATACCATTTGACCAATCCCCTATTCAGTTGTCGCTTAACTCAAGCGACTT